GTTCTTCAAGCCATTTCGAGGTATAGTACCCAAAGGAGACATCTGGCAGGCGTTTGCTGGCTTTTGCGTTCACTTGTTTTGCGAGTGGATGTACAAGTCCAAAAGATTTATTAAAGGATTAGATCCTGTCAGACTTGGTAAATTACTTTTGGAGAAATACCACGGGAAATTGTTCAACACAGATGCGAGTAGCTGGGAGCACCTAAATAAAAAGATGATGGCTGTTGAGTATCTATATTCGAAAAAATGGCTTAAGCCGATCTTTGATTGGCTTGGGTCATATGTTGGATGTAGTGTCCGGCTCTCAGGAAAAAAATATGAAAATTTGTGGGATGCTTACGCGGCTAACTTGCGCACGCAGAGATGTATCTCAAGTTTTGGAGTACTTGAGATGCACTACAATCGGTGTTCAGGCGATCCACAGACGAGCTGTATGAATGGATTGTTAAACCTCACTGCAATATGTTATGTCCTTGAGGAAAACGGAATAAATTGTTGGAACAGTGATATCTTGGTTGAGGGCGATGACGGTGTTTTTCGCGCTCCCATGAACATTGACACAACAAAATTCGCGGACCTTGGACTTGACATGAAAGTGGTTGTAGGAACAATCCAGGAAGTAGGCTTCTGTGGCTTACACATTGACGACGATGGCAATTTGATTAGGGACCCAAGGCCTATACTTCTCAAATTTCCTTGGACATGGACTGGATCGATGCTTGGAGGACAGCGGGTCCTCAAGGAACTCTTGCGTTCAAAGGCACTGTCTTACGCTAGTTTTCTCGGAGCCTGCCCTGTTGTCTGGGCCCTATGTTATAGATGCTTGCGTCTAACAGAAGGCTACTCAGCACGTGAGATGGGTTGGTACGAGAAAACATGGCTAACGTCGAAGGTTTGTGTGAACAGACCGAGCGACTCAACGCGTCGTGCGTTTGCTAGACAGTTCAACGTGCCTATTGAACTTCAATTGAGGATTGAGAGGGAAATATTTGCTGGAGCATATACTAATGAGACTATAGATATGCTATATCCACCTGATGAGTATTACACACATCGAGAGATGTGGTTAAACTACGTTCATCGGGTTCCAGGCATAAGTGAGTTGGAAGAAGTTCATTTCGAGGGCGGGATTGAGGCTCCGGCACTA